CCTCTTTTCTAAAATCGCTTTTGCAAGCGGTTCTAAATAAGCTATCTGTGTTTTAGTTGGCATCCCGTAATCAAGGAACTGATATTGAGCGGGTTGCTTCATTACTTGACAAATAGTTTTCGGATAATTTGGATCGGCTTTGCGGTTAATCGCAGTATAAGCAACTGCAACTTTGCCCATATCAGGCTCACCCCTTGCTTCACCAAACATAATTGCTGATAGACATAAGATTTCATTTATCATCTTTCTTCCTAAAATGTTACTGATACGGACTTTTCATCTTCCCAAGAATGGGAGCGTATCCATGTAGCGGGATACGGAATAAATTGTCCACCCTGTTTAAACCATTCAGGCGATTGTTTCTGCCATTCAATAGCTTTCAACACTTCTTCTATATTAGGTCTTATCGTATTCCAAGCCTTTCTTGCATCCTCTTTTTTCTTCTTTTTAGGGAATGCCTGCCAAAAAACATCGAAGTCTTTGGATATGTATGTATTTATAGGTTGTTTAGTTATTAAGTTATTAAGTTCTTTAGTTAGTGAGTTAGCATTGGGTTGGCATTGGGTTGGCATAGAACCCTTGTCCCATCGCTTCTTTGCGGATTTAGTGGCTACTTCAATGCGTTCTTTATAGCCATCAATTTCAGTTTTAGACCTTCCTTGAATAAAACCATCTTCAGTTTTAGTCCAAAAATCATTAATGACATTCCTAATAGCATTCTTTTCATCTTCAGTCCTTGCGTTAAATAATCTAAATAATTTATCTTCTTCTAAAGGGAGCGGTGTTTCATCAAGATAGAATTGATCTAATAGTTGTCGATAACATCCATGCTCCAGCAATGTTAAGTGTGTTGTATCTTTGCGGTAATCCGCGATGTTGTGTTGATAATAATGCAATTAGTTTCACCTTTCTTTTATCTTGTCTTTTTTATTATTAAACGAATTCTATGATTCGTGCAAGTATTTTTGTATTATTTTTTGAGCTTCCTCAAACCCATATGCGACTTCCGCACCATAACCCATTGATTCTGCTAGATTAAGGAAGTCTATTTGATTTTGTTGTAATCTTGCACTTTTATCGGCTTTCATCTCTAAAAATAGGCCATGAAGCCCATTTGCTGGAATCATAAGGAATAAATCGGATACCCCTGCCGTTACCCCTTCAGCTTTTAATTTTAAGGCCGTTCCAATATGCCTAGCGCCCCCATTTGGTATAGCAAACAAGCATTTTGCCATTAATGGATATTGAAGCCTAAACCATTTAATAAGCAAAGTCTGTGCCAGGTGTTCGTTATTTTTCATAAATATATTTAAAAAAGCTTGAAATAATTATTAATAGGTATATATTAACACCTAGCAACACAATTTATTAACAAGAAACTATAAGGAAACTAAAATGAAACTTCAAACAAAAGACTTTAAATTTGTAGCTAAACTTGATCAATATGATTATCATCATGACGCTAATGGCGTTATCCGTTGGAATTCTAACAACTCTGTCCCACCGCGCGACATTCTTGAATTAGCTTGGATTGATGGCAAAATTTCAGAACAAACACTTACAATTAGCCTTGCAACAAAATCTGAAGAAGATGATGCATTCCTAAAACAATATATTTTAATGCGTCAAAAAAATGGTTATTCAGAGGAAGAACTTTGCGATATAAATGCAAACTTTGATTCAAGTGAAACAGTTGTTGATGTAATTACAGGTCAAATAATTAGGGGTGCGGTATGAAAAAATTACTAACCGCACTATTAATCGCACTCCCGATCATAGCGGTCGGGGGTGAATCATCAAAGCTTCGTTATAATTGGGTTGAAAACAAATATAACTATGCTCCTAAAGATGCCAAGCTTAAATATAATTGGACTGCCGACAAATACGAATTTGTTGCACCTAATTCAAAACTCAAGCATAATTCGCAAAGTGGTAATTACGAGTATGTGCAAACACAAATTGATCCTTACAAATCTGAAATAGGGGAATAACATGACAAGAAAAACAAAACAACTTATTATTTTTGCAGTTGCATTTTGGGCTTACTTTGGCTTATGGCTTTATGTCTTATTACCTTTACTAGACAATTTCTTAAAAGGGGTGTAATATGACGAAAAATCAACAAGTTACGGGGGCAAATATGTCTGACCAGCAACGAGAGATGCAACACAAGATTCATATTCAAACTATGATGAATCCTGATCCTGACTTTTTGGATTTAGAACCTCATATATCTTTGCAAGAACTAATCGAATATCATATTACTTTTAATGCTGAAGTCTTTTCTGATTTTTACGATGAGATTGAAGTTCAAAATCAAGTAAAAAATATTCTTTATGATCGTAAAGATGATAAGCTAGGTCGCATTAAAGATGTTTATGATGCGGAAATTAAAAGAATTGCAAAGTTTATAGCTGAAAATTATGAAAGAGATAGCTTTGCTAAATGGGCTTATAACGATACAATATCGCATGTAATTTAACGAAACTTTTTAGGACAAGATAAGATGAAAACTTCCGAAAGCATCAAACAGATAGCTGAAGCTTTAGTATCCGCGCAAAAAGAAATTAGATTTGCCGCTAAAGATTCTACTAACCCTCATTTTAAATCCAAGTATGCCAATATTAATTCAGTTATTGAAGCGGTTAAAAAGCCACTCAATGATAATGGTATTGCAATACTTCAATCATTAAGCCCATCAGACGACAATAAACTCCATCTAACAACTCGATTACTCCATAGTTCGGGCGAATGGATTGAGGATACTGCCGTCTGTCCTATTCAGAAACAAGATCCGCAAGGATTAGGATCAGCAATTTCTTATATCCGCCGATACTCCATATCTAGTCTTTGCGCTCTTTATGCTGATGATGACGATGGCCAATCCGCCGCGCTTAATGCCGCAGATTATCTTCAAAGAATTAATCATTCCGAAACTTTAGAGGAACTCCAGGCTAATTATAATTTTGTAATGGGTGAAGTTAAGAATGATCGCACTCTATCTAAAATGGTTATTGAAGCTAAAGACAAAAGAAAGGCAGAGCTATGATTGATGATCCTGTAATTCGTAATGTTTATGGTTATCCCATTAAAACAACTGCTAAAGAACTTATGCAAGCTGAAGCTAGGCGAACTAAAGTTGAAGCTTTAAAAAGATTTTTAGGTGATAAATATTTGTTAGCACCTTTAACCAAGAAACTAGATAAACCAATTAAATAGGAACTTAAATGGATAGAATAATTAGAGGTATAGAACAAGGCAGTCCTGAATGGATGGCTTTAAGAATAGGTAAGATTGGCGGCTCAAGGGTTGCTGATGTTTTAACTGAAGGTCGAAGTGGTGCTGAATCTTTAACTCGTAGAAAATATAAGAATGAATTGATTAGGGAAAGATTGACAGGGCGCAAGTTAGATACCTATAAAACGCCTGCAATGCAACGAGGAATCGATTTAGAACCTATGGCTAGGGCATGGTATGAAGTTAAATATAATACCTTTGTGGATCAAGTAGCAATCGTTTTACACCCATCTATTAATGGCGGTCAATGTTCGCCTGATGGTATTGTTGAAGCTACTAATTCTTTAATTGAAATCAAGATACCCAATCCTGAAAATCATTTAGATAACATCCTAACAGGCGGTAAACAATTAGAACAATATTATGACCAGGTGCAATGGCAATTAGCCTGTATGCCTGAAAAAGAATTTTGCGACCTTGTATCCTATGATCCTGAAATGCCCGATCATTTACAGGGATTCGTAAAGCGTATTTATCGAGATGATAAGTATATCCAAGCCATGCAAAATGCGGTGATCGCTTTTTTGTCTGAAATAGAAACTATCGTAAATAACTTAAAGGAAATACAAAATGGCAATAACCCATGATCTAATCGCTAAAACAGGTGAATACACTAACGCTAATGGCGAAACTAAAGCTCGCTGGACTAAAGTCGGTGTAGCAATGTCTAATAAACAAGGCGGCACTTCACTTCTTATTGAATCAATCCCTGTCAATTTTGACGGCTGGGTAACAATGAGAGAACCTCAACCTAAAGCTGAAGTAACTTCAATAAATGGATCAGATAAAGCTGACCTACCATTTTAATGATTTTCTTGAGGTTTGTTTTTAATCAATATGAAACAATGAGTTTGTAGAATGAAAATTCTATATAACTTTAGGAGCTTATTATGTGGACTAAACCTTCAGCAACAGAAATGAGATTTGGCTTTGAAGTAACTATGTATGTAATGAATAAATAATATATACATTATATATACAAATAATTAAGGGGCTTAAATGCCCCTTTTTTATTTAATGTAGTGATCGCCCGTATTGTTATTAAGACCAATCATATCAACCTTATC